TTATTTGGACATTATGCAGAAGTGCATGGTGTCCAGAGAAGAGCGAAAGTCAGACTATAGCGTGTTGCGCGCTTACTATCTATTCGGTGCGGGACCTGAACAACCTCCTGCAATTTTCAATAAGATTCATCCCCACCTAGATCAACTGACGAGCTTTTTGTATTCCGCAGAAAGCACACGTTTCAGTATTTCTTTGGGGGCGGCTGTTCCTCATAACGAACACCGCAAGTCTCCAGTTCTGACCAGCGCACTAAACGATGAGTGGCTGAACTCTAACGCAGACCAAGTATTCTCAACTGCTCTTACTTGGGCATTGGTCTACAACACAACCTTTGTAAAACTTGTGGTCAATAAGGGCATCCACCCTTACATGATTGAGCCTAGCGCAATTGGTGTTTTGCGTGAAGATGTACCGTACACGGATCGCCAAGAGGCAATGGTTCAACGCTACTACATCACGCGCTCAGAATTGTATGCGCGTCTTTACTCGCACCCTAAGCGTGAATCCATTGTGAACCGTGTCACAGGCAACATAAAAGGTTCAAGCCAGTCCGAAGAAGGTAACGGAGACGGTGTAGCACGAATCATTATGTCTGCAACCAATCCAACAATCTACGGTAACGTAGAAATGGATTTGTTTGGTGAGAACCGCTACAACGCGCGTGTTGCAGAAGAAACAATTGAAATGCAAGAGTTGTGGGTGTGGAACGATGAGACTGAAGATTATCAAGTCGTAACCATAGCCTCACCTGATGTGATTATTTATGATCGTCCCGGTGCGAGTGTGTTCTTGAAAGGCGAGTGTCCTTTTGTTCAGCTCTGTCCAGACCCGTTGCCCGGTTACTTCTGGGGTCAGTCTGAGTGTCAAAAACTTGTATTGCTGCAACAGCTACGCAGCAACCGCATGACAGAGATTCTTGATCTGCTGTCTAAGCAAGTCAATCCTCCTACAGCACTGTCAGGCTTTAACGGCATCTTGGATGAAAAGAATTTTGCATTAAACCGCGCAGGTGGTTTGATTGCTTCAGATATGCCGAACATGAAAGTAGATCGTTTGGCTCCAGAAATTCCTAGTGATCTGTTTAGTGTGATCCATGAGGTTGATTCGATGTTCATGGAAGCATCTGGCATATCCAACGTGTTGTCCGGCAAAGGCGAATCAGGTGTTCGTTCCAGTGGACACGCATCTCAACTTGCGCGACTTGGTTCTAGTCGTGCTAAAAAACGCGCTCTCATTATCGAAGATAGTCTGGAAAAAGTAGCAACACTTTATCTTAAATTGATGCAAGCCTACGATGCCACGCACTTCAAAGATTCTGAGGGCGTTCCTTTTATTGCGGAACAGTTCACGCGAGATTTTGTTGTAAAAGTTGACGCGCACTCTAACAGCCCAATCTTTACGGAAGATACAAAAGAGTTGGCGTTTTCGCTCTTTAAAGCACAAGCGATTGACAAAGAATCTCTGCTTGATATGCTAGAGCCACCGATGAAGCAATTGTTGAAAGACAAGCTCAAGAAACGCCAAGAGGAAGAAAAGGCTAATCCTAAACCCGCCTCACCTCCCAAAGGTAAACCTGGATTAAAAATTGCAGGATAATCATGGCAAGCGAAACTCAACCTAAAGCCGATCAGCCAAGAGTTACCACCGAAAATTTAAAGCGTGGAAATTCTCCCACAACGCTTGAATATCGTGTTACAAATATCAAAACTGCACCAAGAGATAAAACTCGCGGGGCAAGAAGCAATACCAGAAGTATGTAAAGAATTCCTGTTCAGGGAATAGGGTTTGGCTGCCCTCCCTTAAATTTGGTGGCCGTCATTCGTTAAGGAGTGCACTATGCGTAAAGCTCGCAAAGGCCGTAAATCACGCAAGTAATTTTAGGGGTTAAACCCTAAGATTATCGTGTAGCCGATAAGTCCTGCGGAGGGTCGGGAACCAAAAAAATTACTCCTCCTATTGACAAACCTATAATTAGGTTTAATCTATTGTGAAATTCGATAGGGAAATACTATGGCAATGCCGCCCGACCAGTTAATGCAGATGATTGCAGCGCAGAAAGACAAAGCCACCCCAGGTGGTACTGCACCTATGCCTGACGCTGCTCCCGCAGGAATGTCAGATACATCATCGCCCCCAATGGGTGCGCCAATGTCTACGCCAGAACCTAAGATGGGTAATCGTGAAGCAGCAATGATTAACATTGGTATGGCAATGGATTTGCTAGAGCAAAGTCTCCCTGCCTTGGGCAGCGAATCTCCTGAAGGTCAAAAAGTTCTTAACGCAATCCGTACTGCTTCAAGCATTATCGGACCACGCAAAGCAAGAACGAATGAACTTCAGCAATCTGAAATACTTCAAATGTTGCAAAACTTACCTCAAGCTGGTGGTTCGTCTCCTGAAGCAAAAGCGATAGGTGGCGCACCGGCAGTTCCGGGTATGACTCCTCCCGGCGCACCTCCTGCACCTCCACCAATGCCCGGTGGTCCTGCTGGAGCAATGCCACCTCCTCCTCCCGGCGGCGGTATGCCGCCACCAATGTAAGGAATAAACATGGACCTCTTTAAGCCACGCGGTGCATCATCGCCACGCAATCCAACTAGCAATGAACAGAAAAACGGTCAAATTATGAACACCCCACGGTTTTCACAGTTTGGCGGTCTAAATTCACCTACCAAAGGTGGATACAAAAATTCAATGAATTTGTCTCGCCCAGGCGATACCAAGAAAGTTATTTAAGTATTTAGGGGATAGGACATGAGTAGCTTAGAAGATCTCGATTACCAGCAGCGTGATGAACTCGCAAAACTTTCAAAAACTCTTGCGGACAATCCACATACTCGCAAGGCTTTTTTGCGTCTGACCAAACAGGTTAATCCTGACTTGGTAATTCCAGAATTGGATATTGAAGAAAATACCAATACTGCAATTGAAAAGATGATGAAAGAAAACGAAAGTATTCGTAATCAATTGCGTGAACGTGATGCGCGGGACAATCTTGAAAAGAGACGTACCAACCTGAAAACAAAAGGGATGGCAAACTCCGATCAAGATATTGAGGAAATCGAAAAAGTCATGTTGGAAAAAAATATTCCAGATCACGAGACTGCGGCGCAATATTGGGATTGGATGAAGCAATCTGCAACACCAACACCAACCGGCTACAATCCAAGCGGTCTGGGTAAGTTTGATCTGTCGCAATACTGGAAGAATCCACAAGGTGCGGCAAGAAATGAAGCAGCAAAGGCATTAAGTGAGTTGCGTAAAAATACGCGACCCATTGGTATCTAGGGGATATAAGTGGTTGCTCACTCAATGGGCAATCTGTTTTAATTTTTAATTAAAGGAGATTCCTATGCCTATTGGTGGCGGAATTTTACCAGCAAGCGGTAGTTCGCAATATAACGAACTTACCTACGTTACCAGACGGGCGTTTATCCCCAAGCTGGTTGTTCAACTTTACAACTCAACCCCTTTGATGGCTGCGCTTATTGCTAACAGTCAACAAGCATCAGGTGGTGTAAGCCAAGTTACTGTTCCCGTTCAGGGCGCACAGTTTGTAAACGCACAATGGTCTGACTACTCTGGTTCATTTAACCAGCCTTCAGTTCAGCAAGGTGCTTTCAACGCTGAATTTAACCTCAAGCTAATGATTGCTCCAGTTCCATTCCTCGGCATGGAAGGTGCGGTACAACAAGACTTCGCTATTATTCCTCTGATCGAAGCGCGTATGAATGACGCGACTAACGTGATGATGGATGCAATGGCTACGGCTTTGTACACCAACTACACCAACACTCAACAATTCATCGGCTTGCCCGGTGCGATTGATGACGGTACAAACTTGCCTACATACGGCAACATTAACCGTTCTACCTACACATGGTGGAAGTCAAAAGTCTATAGCGCTGGTAACGTCAACCCAACCCGTCAAAACATTCTTCAGTACATTTCTGGAACCGTTAAAAACGGTGCAGAAGTACCTACGTTTGGTGTTTGCGGCTTTGGTACTTGGACGCTGCTTGCTCAAGACTACGTTGGTCAGGAACAATACGTCATTACCCCAGGACACGGTTTTGATAGCGACTCTAACGGTCCACAGGCTGCTTTCCGCGCCCTGATGGTTGCCGGTGTGCCGATCTATCCTGATCCATACTGCCCAGAAGGTACTGTTTACTTCATCAACAGTAATTATCTTTCGCTGTACATTCACGAACAAGGTTCGTTTGTGTTCACCGGCTTTGAATCGACTCTCCCTAACTGGCAGATCGGTTATGTCGGCGCAGTGTTGATGATTGCGGAATTGGTATCAACCAAGCCCAAGTCGATGACCCGTGTTTCTGGCTATAACTCAATTGCAATCTAAGGAGAAATAGTCATGGCTCTCGGTCTAAACAAAATTGTATTGGCTAACGCCAGTACCAACACTCCCGGCGCATATTGGCAGCTTACCACTCTGACAGGTAACAACAGCACAACTGTTGTTCCTGCTGGAACATACTTGCTGTTTCCAACTGCCAACGTAACGATTGAAGCAGTGTCGGCTTACAACACCAACACCGCTTGTGCAACTCCTTCAACATGGTCAACTATGATCGCCAACAACACTGGTGGCGTTTTGATTTCTGACGGTGTGAACGTTCGTGCAAACACAATTGTTGCAACTGCATCAACGATTATCTTGGCTACGGTCAACGGTGGTCAAGCTGCAACCGGCACGTTTAACACTTAAGGTGACACAATGGCTAATCCAGATTCAGTCGGTCAACTAAACCTTGATAGTTTTGGTAATGGTCGCATTGCTGTTGCTAAAACTGTGTCAGTTGCTACAACCGGCAACGCAGTTATTACCATCCCTTTTTTAAGTGGTGGTTTGACTAACGCTGGTGCTGTTGCTGGTTCTGGTTCCGTTATTGTTCGCCGTATTACGGTGCAAAACGCAACAGGTAACGTAGCAACGGCAAACGTAGCAATTAGTGTTGCCGCAGATGGAAATATTGCCGCTGCAAACGCAGTGGTAGCAAACGTAGTTCTTAGCAACATGACAGGTCCTGGCAAATACCAAGACTTGACTGTTGCTGGTGCATACGGTGCAAATACAGCTATTACTGGTAATGCTACTCAATGCTTGTATGTAAACGTCAACACTGGCAATTCAAACGGCACAGTTGACATTGCAGTTTATGGCGATGTTGTGAGCTTCTAATGACTTCTATCTTTGTAACCAATAATTCTGACAAGAAACTGAAAGACGGTTATGCCGGTGTTCAGTATTCTTTCATGCCTGGCGAAACAACAGAAATACCTGTTGAGGTAGCCAAGCACGTTTTTGGTTACGGAGATGGAAACAAAGAACCTTATTTGGCAAGGCTTGGTTGGATCAGAACTTCTAATGATTTAGACGATGGGATGGCTCTGTTGGCTAAATGGAATTTTTCTGACCAAGCTCCAAGAAAGAACCAATCACTATCCCCGTTGGTGGAACGAGTACCTTTGGAGGTTGTAAAACTTCCGAAGGGAAAAGTCCTTTCAGCCGCTTAAAAAATTATGGTGTTTAAATGGCAACAAAAGTTTGCGGTTCATGCAAACAAACATTGCCCACAGATTTATTTCATATTAGAAAAAAATCTGTAGATGGCTTGTGTAGCAAGTGCAAATCTTGCCAATCAAGTTATTTTAAAAAATATAGAGAATCAAATAAAGAAATTTTGGCTGCAAAAGTCAAAAAATATGTAATTGCCAACAGAGAAATTGTTAATAAACGATGGAACGATTGGCGAAACAGAAACAAAGAAAAAGTAAATACTTATGTTGCTGAATGGTGGAAAAACCATCAGCAATTAAAACAGCATCATGTTAGAAAACGTGCCGCATTAAAACGTGGAGCGTATGGTAGTCATACTCCAGAACAAATAAAAGAAATATTTGCGCGACAAAAAGGATTGTGCAATTATTGTTATGTTCCGTTGAGCAAATACCATATTGACCATATAATCCCTTTAAGCAGAGAGGGGACGAATTGCGCTGCTAACTTACAAATTTTATGTGTTTCATGTAACACATCCAAAGGCAATAAAATGCCTTGGGAATACTTTGGGTGGGCGTAAATGTCGCAGAATCTTTCTGGATATATAACTGAAGTTCGTAGGCTTCTTCACGATGCCAACGGGAATTTCTATTCGGACTCGCAGCTAACAGATTACATTAACTCAGCGCGAGATCGTGTTGTTCGTGATACTGGCTGTTTGCGTACTATTCAAGTCACGCAAGTCCCCGCACCTGTACCTTTAGCACAAACAATTGGTGGAATTACACCAACAAATCCAATACCTTGGGCTGCAACAACAACGTACACATTAGGTACGTTTTTGTTTTCTAACATCTACGTTTATCAGGTTACGACTGCCGGAACAACCGCAGCAACGGCTCCTGCTTACCCTCAAGGCAATACTAACTACCCGCCCACAACCGAGTTCTTTAATGGAACTTGTGGGATGACGTATGTTGGCGATTGTGAAAAAATACCGTATTCCACTTTACCCAAAAGCTCTAGAACACTTGATATTGTAAATATCAATTTGTACTGGGGTAACTCGCGTGTGCCATTAGACTATTTGGCATGGTCTGACTTTAATGCTCGACTGCGTTTTTGGCAAAATTACATTGGTAGACCTGTAGCGTTCTCCGTGTACGGTCAAAACACTATTTACATTGGTCCAATACCCGACCAATCGTATCAGGTTGAAATTGATACAGTGATTTTGCCTGAACCACTGTTATTGACTGCACCTACTGTTCCAGACGATATTCAAGACCCCTATACTTCTGCTCCTAAATTCTATGCGGCTTATTTAGCCAAATATTACGAGCAATCGTTTGGTGAAGCTGAGATTTACAAGCAAGAATACGCTAAACAAGCCACATCTATTCTGAATTCGGTGTATACCCGCCGTATACCGTCTGTTTACAGTAATGGCTTCTAATCATGGCGGCTGCTGAACAGAAAAAGAGTTACAAGGTCATTAAAACCTTTAAAGGTATTAATACTAAATCTAATCGCACCGCAATTGAAGAAGATGAGTTTTCTTGGTTAGAAAATGCTCAACCTATTGGTTATGCAAACCTTAAAATTACTCCAAATTACGTTACTGTTACCGATGGCGCCGGAAATGCTATTGTTTGGTCTAATACAGTTACTCATTTGGCATCAACCAACATTGATTTAACCGATTACGTTATTTCTTTTCAAGCAAATGGCGGCGCAGAGTATTACAACATTTCAACCAAAACAAAAGGCACTATTGCAGCAGCAGGAACATTTAGTGCCGCTGGAATACAGACTGCTCAATGGAAAAATGAAAGAACGCTTATCCTTGATCCTCAAAAAGGATACTTTACTTGGGATGGCAACAATGTTGTAAGTATTGGATCGGTCGGAATTATTGCTATTACTAATCCTGGCAGTGGCTATACAGGCAATCCAACGGTTGTTATCGGAGCACCTATTGATAGTCACGGCGTACAGGCTAATGCAACTGTCGCTGTAACCTCTGGAGCAGTTTCTCTTGTTCAATTACAAAACGCTGGTTCTGGTTATGGAGTTCCTCCTCCGTCTGTCACTATTACTGGTGGCGGTGGAACTAATGCTACCGCTATAGCAGGAGTTGTTACTTTTGCAACCGGAACGGCATCAGCGGTAGTTATTTCTGGTGGAACTGGGTATACAAATTCAGCCAATACAGTTGTAACGTTTTCTGGCGGTGGGTCAGGTCTTGACCCAGGGTCAACAGCAACCGGCACAGCAGTATTGTCTGGTGGTCAAGTTATTGAAATAATAATGACAAACCCCGGCTCTGGGTACACCAACGCTGCGAACCTTGTTGTGACGGTATCCGGTGGTGGCGGCACAGGCGCAGTATTGCAGGGAATTGTTGATAAAGATGTAAACGTAGGAATTGCCTCTTTTTCTGGGCGTGTATTTATTGCGTCAGGACGAACAATTTACTATTCTGCTGCGGGTTCTTATACAGACTTTACAAGTGTGTCTGCGGGGTCGTTTGTTTTGACAGATGAAACGCTACACGGCAACATTCAGCAGATTTTGTCTGCAAACAACTTTTTGTATATTTTTGGTGACGATTCTATCAACGTCTTTTCAGATGTTCGAGTTGATACCACAGGCGTTACGTTATTCACCAATACAAACATATCTGCATCTGTAGGAAGCAGAAGAGCTAACGCTATTTTTCCATATTTTCGTTCTGTGCTGTTTTTAAACGACTATGGAGTGTACGCACTTGTTGGATCAACCACTTCTAAAATTTCAGACCCATTAGACGGAATGTTTTTAAACATTGACTACTCATACCCAATATATGCGGGTCAAGTGTTGCTCAATAACATTTTATGCGCTGCATTTAATTTTAGATATTTTGATGGCATTTTTACAAATAGTTATCGTTATGTTCAGGCTGTTTTTTTTGAAAAAAAATGGTTTATTACTTCTCAAGGCGATAACTTAGCTTACATAACGTCTGTACCCGTTGGTGGCGTTGTAACGCTATTTGGCTCGGATACAACTAATTTATATCGTTTGTATCAAAATACAACTTCACAAATTACAAGTAGAGTGCAAACTGCGCTTTTGCCAATGGGCGATCCCATTCGTTCTAAGCAAGCATTAAAGATTGGGATTGAAGCCACATCAACACCAACAAGTCCTGTTGCATTGCAAGCAACGGTTGATTCGGAAAATCAAACAAGCCCTCCTTATTTGTTAGCAAGTACGGTTTCTTGGACAAACAATAATCTGCAAATTGTTGGTTGGTCTAACAATTCAAATGTTGTGATTAGTTGGGCAAGTGTTGGTTATGAGTTGTTTAAGACTGACGCTTCAATGTATGGAAAATATCTTGGCATTACAGTAACATCATCTAACCCAGGGTTTACTGTGAATGGATTTGAATTTGAACATGAATTAAGAGTGAGGTTCTAAATGGCTGTTCCATATACTTTTGCTACAGCAACAACATCTATTCCGCTATCGGAATTGGACATTAACTTTGCAACTCCAATTACGCTTGGAAACACTTTTGTTTATTTAGGAAATGTAATTACCACTGTCAATAATCTTACGTTGACCAACACAACCATTTCTAGTGGAACAATTGATCTTACTGCTATTGGCAGCACATCTGCATCAACAGGTAAATTTACTACGCTCACGAACACTGGTACGGCGTATCTTGGCGGCGCAAGTGGTAATCAGTCGTTGCAAATTAATAACGTAGCTTCAGGCGTTAATTACTTGCAAATGCAAGGTGCGGCTATAGGCAATGAACCGTCATTTTCTGTTGATGGTTTTGATACTGATATTGGCATGGCGCTTAAAACTAAAGGTGGTGCTGGATTTGAATTTTATTCAGCAACGGGCGGCGCATTGCAATTTTATATTTATCCCACCGCTTCAGCAGTCAATTATCTACAAGCCGCAGGTGGTGCTTCAGGTAATTTTCCCACTCTAAGAGCGCAAGGTTCAGACACCGATATAGGCTTGGCATATTTCACAAAGGGTGCGGGATATCATTTTTTTTACAATGGCGCAGGAAGCCCACAATTTGCAATCAATCCTACACCATCAGCAGTTAATTATCTGCAAGTGACGGGCGGCGCTACGGGTACTTCTGTAAGTTTTTCTGCACAAGGCTCAGACACAAACATTAACATAGCCCTGACACCTAAAGGCACAGGTGTCTTATCATTTGGCACATATACCGCAGGTACAGTCGCGCAAGCCGGTTACATTACAATCAAAGACGCTGGCGGCACTACCCGCCGTTTACTTGTAGGATAAAAATGAATACACCTATTAACCTTACCTTAGAAGAAATCAACTTCATTCAGCAGGTTCTGGGTGAGCTTCCATCGAAGTCAGGGGCATACGTCTTAATGATGAAAATCAAGCAACAAACCGATGCTGCTGCAATTACGCAAGCCCCCGTAACTCCTATTTCACAGGTGCAACTATGAATTGGATTATTAACTCTTTGTCAGTAATGAATCAGCCTGAACCACAAACGGCTGTCATGTCTAACTTTACAATCAACGACACACAAGGCGGGTTGACTGGCTCGGTGACGTACTCGGTTAATTTGTTGCCCGCTGATACGTCAAATTTCACGCCCTACGCAGATATTACGCAAAAACAAGCTATTCAATGGACAAAAGATGCTTTGGGTGCAAATCGTGTTGCAGCGATGGAAGCCGAAGTGCAAGCACAGATTAATGCACAAAAGATTCCTACACCGCAGCCAGCACCGCTACCTTGGGAAAATTAAATTTGTATTTATTATTTTATAAGGAAATATTATGGGCATCATGGCTTTCACCCCGATGGGCAATACAGTGACATTTATTGCGGCTGCGACTGCGCCTACGCCCGTACAAGGTGTATCAACAACTTCAGCGGCAAACCAATACCTTGTGCAAAATCCAAGCGCACAAACGGTATTTCTTGGCGTTGGAGTTACGGCTGCAAACGCAACCAGCAATTCTGCAAACGTCACTAGCTCAGGTGCGGCGATCCCATTGTTGCCAAGTACTACGCAAGTATTTTCGTTTGTGCCAGGCGCGTACTTTACAGGAACAGCATCGGCAAACTCAACCGTGTACATTACTCCTGGTGACGGGATTTAATCATGCGCCGTGGATTGAGCAGACACAACAATAGAAGTAGTGGTAAAACTGTTTCTGTTTTTACCCCACTATCTTTGTTTGCTAGTGGGGCGCAAGGCGTTTGGTATGACGATAGCAACATGGCTACGATGTTTCAGGACTCGGCTGGAACTACTCCTGTTACAGCCGTGGAACAACCTGTTGGCAGACAATTAGACCTGTCAGGCAACAACAACCATCGCACTCAAGCAACTTCTGCCAATCGCCCTACTTTGTCGGCACGTTATAATTTGCTGACTAAGACTGAAGATTTTAGTGTTTCTCCTTGGGGAACAACTGGTGCA